AAGCAAGACTTACGGCACCACCAACAGTTCCTGTACCTCCCAGTTTAGTATTTCGCCTGACAGATCCATCACCTTAAATTTTCCCTATCCCAACACCTGTAACGTTGATTCAAAACGTACCACCCCCCCCTGTGGAAACTGTACTTTGTAAATGAGCTGCGCCCACTACTGTTACTGTAGATGCAAATGTAGCCGCCCCTCCTATAGAAGCCGTGCTTTGTAGATGAGCTGCTCCAACTACTGTCACTGTTGATCCAAAGTTAGCAGCACCTCCAACAGTTACAGTACTTTTAAGATGTGTAGCTCCAGCCAAAGTAGCAATACCAGCTACATGAAGTGTCCCACCAATCGTTACATTACTGACCGATATATTACCACTAATATCGGCACTGATACCTGTAAGATTGGAACCATCTCCATAATATGCTGAAGCACAAACCTTTGCATTAGCTGCCTGTACATTAGCTCCTGCTATTGTAACAGTACTGGCAAAGTTAGCTGCTCCTCCAACACTGAGAGTCGAGGCAAGACTAACAGCTCCCGCTACTGTTACAGTAGAAGCAAAGTTAGCCGATCCTACTACAGTTACTGTAGAAGCAAAATTAGCTGCACCACCAACACTGAGAGTAGAAGCAAGACTTACAGCACCAGCTACTGTAACTGTACCGCCTAGATTAGTATTGCCGCTGACTGAGACATCATCCTTAAAGGTAGCAGCCCCGACTACTGTTACTGTAGATACTAATTGAGTTGCACCGACAACTGATAGTATCCCACCTACATGAATATAACCAGATACGGAAACATTATCAACAATGCCTACTGAGGCTTCCACACCTGTAAGATTGGAACCATCTCCATAGAATGCCGAGGCACATACTCTGGCATTTGTAGCTTGTAGATTAGCTCCTACGATAGTTACTGTACCACCAACTACCAGACCACCACTAACAGAGACATCCCCATCAAACGTAGCATTTCCAACTGCTCTAAATAGTCCGCCTACACATGCAGAGGTAGCTACATCCAGACGGCCACTGACCGATACATCGTTCTTGAACTCTGTCTTGGATGTGAATGTACCTGCCCCGGCAACTGCCATAGTGCCACCCACGGATACATTATTCTTAAGTATGGCGGCTCCTACTACCGTGACCGTACTGGCAAATGTAGCAGCCCCTCCTGTGGAAACTGTACTTTGCAGATGAGCAGCGCCAACCACGGTCACTGTACTACCAAAGTTTGCCGCACCACCTACCGTGACTGTACTCTTGAGATGCGTAGCACCAGCTAACGTGGCAATACCAGCTACATGTAAAGTCCCACCAATTGTTACATTACTTACGGAGATGTTACCTGCAATCGTGGCAGTTACCCCGGTAATATTCGAGCCGTCTCCATAGAATGCACTGGCACATACTTTATCATCTACATGCATATTGCCATCCAGAGATACCGCCCCGGAGACTGCAAACGTACCAGCAACCTTCACCGCATTAGTTGCAACTTGCAAAGCACTATTGGTTCCATCCCCTGTCTGTACATTCACCAGAGAAGTATCAACACCACTATTTGTGGTGCTGGCATTTATCAGCAGAACCTGCTTATATGTTTCTGATATTAACTTACCTGTTACATCTGTCATATTGTGTTCCAACTTCTGTTAGCATCATCCCATTTGGTAGTATGAGTTGTTTCTACCAAGGTTGAAGGATTGACGGTTATCCATGTTGCATCCTTATTCCACATAACTCCTCTTCCTCCCAGATGGTCTGATCGGGGATTCTTAATAGCCGGATCATCTCTCACATCTGGTATCTTATTTAGTGGACTATTCTTCAGATCATACTGACCTTCGAAGTCTTCTGGACAAACCAGCATACCGTAACTATTCATACGCATTACCCTGTGCGGATATACAAACCCACACGTATCACATACAGCTAGGGCATTTTTATTAGTTGCCATTAGATATATCCTAGCTTGGGTACAACATACATTGAAGCTCTTTCCCTATCTTCCAATATAGCTCTGGAAAAAAGTTCTTCATAATTCATTTTAAGCATTTGTATTCTTTGACCTTCTACACCGGGCCGCTTCATTGACATATAATATGCCAGCCCACAAGTAAGAGGAGGGAGGAATCTCTTGGGAAGATCAGCATTCTGTCCAGCAGACTTATCCACATCTTGCAATTCACTTATGATCTCCATTTTAAGAACATCTGTGGAATTCTCAGGAATAGGCCAGATAGACATGGTAGGATTAGAAACACCTCTGCGAATAGAATATTGCATGGGTCTTCCTGTTTGGGTCTTATTAGGAATAAGAAGATACTCTTCAGGAGAGATACGAGTAAGCTGTATATCTGTATTGTCCCTTTCTAGAACAACTTCCAGAGCATCAACAGTCGAGGAGTCCAGACTATAAGCAGTAACACTGGCAGCTACTGTTACACTGGAAACAGAAGTACTCCAGAGAAGAATACCTCTGTTCTGCCAATCCTTCAACATAAGATTAATTGAGCGTCGGGCCGAGGCTGGCTCCTGACCAAGAGTATTCTCTCCCCCAATCATTTCCATTGCTTCTTGGATGACCTCATCTATATCCAGATTAAAATTATATGTACCTGAGACTGCCATTATTTCTTACCGCATTTACACTTCTTACATTTACATTTTGAACAATACTTATCTACCATTATCGACCTACCCTTCGTGTAGCTTTCATATGAGCATCTTTAAAATTATCTCCCTTCTTCATACGATCTTTCATATACGACATATGCTTGGACGTATGCTTACTGGAGTGTGCTTTTAAAACTTCTTTTTGTCTTAGTGTTAATGGTTTACCAACCATAATTTATATCCTTATATTTATATACCGTGAGGTATAGGAGGATTCGGTGTTGGTTTGGGTTTAGGTTTATCCACTTCTTTACTTCCTAAAGGCATATTAACTTCCTTTCAATTCTCTTCGACGGCCCCGAAGAGCAGGGCGTCTGCGAGGTTTAGGAGCCTTGGTCTTTGCTTTCTTAGCTTTCTTAGCTTTCTTGATACGTCCACCATGCTTCCAACCATACCACGAACTTCCACCACCTGTGTCGGCCCAGCCAGAGTCATATGTGTCCCAGCCAGAGTCATATGGTTCCGAGTCATAGTAGTCTGAGTCATCATAGCCATAACTAGAACCCCATCCGGTATCCGTCTCTTGGTAGGTCGGAGTATCATCGTAATACCAATCATCCTGTACCCAGTTATCGCCACCGGGGTCTTCCCAAACGTCTTCCTGCTCAACGGAAATATAATCGTCCTTAGTCTCATCCTTCGCCTCGGGCGTCTTCCCATTCTTCTTATCTGGATCTACCCTAGCCGGGGCCTTCTTCCCCTTCGTCTCGGTCTTCGCCTTGGGCGTCTTCCCATTCTTCTTCTTCGTACTCGGCTTTACCGTCTTCTTTCCATTCGCCTTTTTGCCCCCACCGACACCTCCTAGCAGCTCGCTCAAAGCTCCTAAGCCGCTTTGGCCGCCGCCACCGCTCTTCTCTTCTTTAGTATCTGGAATAGAGGGTAATACATCACCCTTGAGAGTCCCCGTTGGCATCCTTTTTGCGAGAGCTGCCCGTCGTGCCGCTTCCCTTTTCTTAGCTTCTCTCGCTTCCTCCGCTGCGGATTTGCCCATATCAACCTCCTCTTAATTCTGCTCTGTGTCCTCGAAGGGCAGCACGGTTGGGAGGTTTAGTCTTCTTTTTAAGTTGCCCGCCCCTCTTTAAATTTAATTCTGGAGCGTCCATATAATCAAAAGCTTCCTTACGAGAATCAACTTCTACCTCACGGCCTCCAAGCAATTTTGGCAATGTAACTTTTTGTAGGCCTCCTTTAAAGAAGTCGTATCCTCGCTTCTCTTTCTTCGCAGCCGCCTTAGCTTGCGCAGCCGCTAGGGATCGACGCTTTTCCTCTGCAGCCGCCGCCTTGCGATCTTCTTCCGCCCAACTGCGCCTCATCGCCGCTCCGGCCTTTGCCCTCGCCTTGCGCTCTTCCGCCCAACTGCGCCTCATCGCCGCTCCGGCCTTTGCCGCCGCCTTTGGTTGGGCGTCAGCCTTTGGTGGTTTGGTTTTCGCCTTGGGTTTTTTCGCCGCCGATTTCTTTGGCGTGTCACCACGTAAAGACGCAATCCCAGCAGCAGTTATTGCAGTTCCTGCCAAGCCAGCCCCTGCTCGGATTTGATTACGCCGTATTTTTGCAGCTTGCTCGCTAACCTTTTTCGCAGTTTGCTTTGCTGCACCTTCTTTACCTGCTCTATTGGCTGCTCTAGTACCTGCCGCTTTTACTATTCGGGCATGGTGAGGAACTTGGGCCGTTTCACGAGTTCGAGCAAGGAGTTCCAGACCCTTCTTTTTTTCTGCCGCTGCTCTGGCTCTAGCTACGCTCCTTTTTAAATTAGCAGCTTCCCTTTTAGTAGCTTTTTTAGCAGTTTCTTTAGCAGCCGAGCCAGTAATTTTCTTAATAGCACCTCTAACGAAAGGTGCTGCTACTTTAGAAACCACCTTTCCGACTGCTGGTCCACCAACCATCCCCGCCGCCCATATTCCAGCCTTTATTCGATCCGCTTTCATCTGGTCTTTAGTTTGTGGTACATATGATTTAACAATCTGTAAATCAACTTCATTGGGTTTACGACCCATTTGTTTATCTTTTTTAATATTTCTTTTTGCTCTCTGATAGCCCTGAGTCTTTTGAGAACCTGCTTTGTAAGCTTTCCAAGTTTTCAAACGTGCCTTATCTTGCCAAGTTGGCTTGCCTTCTTTAGCAGATTTAAGTCGTTTTGAAATTTCATTTTTAGAAACCATAGTTGTTTTCCTCCTACCTTTTGTAGAGTTATCTGAAACATTAGCCATTAATTTTTTATATTCTGCAACAACTTCAGGAATATATTTTTTTGTTCTTGGTCCCTTTGGACGGTTCTTTCTTTCTGCTGTTGGACCTCTTACATAAGCTCCTGCTGCTTTTCTAACATCACCTTTAAAATCTCTAAACTGTTTTACAGCAAATCTTTTTCCAGCTTCTTCTAATTTTTTAGGATTATCCCAACCTTCCATACTACCCATCATTTCTTTATAGGTTTCCGGCATTATTTGCAGTCGTCCTCTGGCACCATCAGGACTAAAAACAAGACCTTTTTTACTTTGAGGTACATGGCGTGTTTCCCCATACGCAGTAGCCTCAATGTAAGCTTTTTCTTTTGGGCTTAATACTAATGGTTTTAATTTCTTAGCCATATTTAGTCTTCTATTTTAAAAGCTTTGCCCTGTTCATAATCTTCATCAACAACTACGTCTTCAGGCGGTCCTTGTACATCCGGTCCCTTCCGAGCAGCGCCATAGCCCTGACCGGTTGGCTTACCAACTATATCATTAAGCTTGGGAGGATATTGAAGTAGTAAATGTGGTCCTTGCATATTATTTTCCCTTCTTCATTTTTTTAATCAGTGGTATTAAATTTTTATAGATCGCATATCCAATAAGGTAAGTCATAAGAACACCGATAGCTCCCATAATCCAACACTCTAAAGGATTATCTATTACTTCGGATAGTTTCTCTGTAACTACTGCAACTTTATTTTCCATTTAAGCTTTCCTTTTTTTACGAAGACTTCCCAGTGTCTTGGCTAAATTAGCCTGTCTGCGTGTAGTTGGATTCTTGCTTCGAAGGGCTTTTTTTAATTGAGCCTGTGTTATTTTCTTTCCGGGTTTTACTTTAAGTTTCGCTCGTAAAGCTCCGGGTCGTTTAATAGCTTTCTTAATCCACCCACTTTTACTTTTACGTTTAGTGGGTGGTTTCATAATCTGTTGCCTTACACTTGATCGATTAATCATAAAGAAAAGCTACAAGTTTACTACCATCAGTTTCCTTATTAGAGATACGTTTACCTCGACTCTTCTTATTACCTACTTTACCGGCCTTGGCTCTTTCTACTTTTGGAAATAAATCTATCGCTGTTTCCCTACCTTCGGTACGAGGAGCTGCTCGTTTAGGAAATGTAGTATGTA